CGTGAAGGGGGCGTGCTCCGTGCCGCCCTGATGAACCTTGAAGTTTATTTTTCTTCGTAAACAAGGAGCGTGAGCATGGGAACCATTCAGTACGGTGATAAGCTGCAAGGCTTCATCAAGATGGAAACGGGCGGCAGTTACGGGGTGCCCAACAACCCGACGACCGGCGACGGTTTCAAGGCGCGGATGATCAACCTGGAGGACTCCGATCGTCGACGGGAGGCCCCCGACGATGACGGCGGGACGTTCTCTGTCCTGGAGCGAGCCGAGGGGCGTCATATGGCCAAGTGGACGGCGACCGTCCTGTTGCGGCTGTCGGGCTCCCTGGGTGTCGCCCCCGACATTGGGGACTTCCTCAAGCTGGCGTTCGGCACGGAGACGGTCACCGGCTCCACCTCCGTCGTCTACACGCAGCTGGAGGACCGTAGTGCCCTCCATGCTGGTATCTGGGCCGATCTGGGGGATGTGGTCGAGTTTGTCCGTGGGGCCGTCTGCTCGCAGCTCAAGATCACCTGGGGCGGTGATGATTGGATCGTCCTGGAGTTTTCGGGCCCGGCCAAGGAATTCGGGGAGACGTCGGAAAACACGACCGATGGATGGGGCACTGCCCAGACGACGATCACGATGGACGACATGGACTATTACGCGACCTACTCGTTGGTGCAGCTGGGGACCAACACCAACGGCGGATCCGGTTTCTTTATGACCTCGCTGGACTTCAGTGCCGAGACGGCCGAGCTGGATACGTCGGAGAGCTGGCAGGATGAGATCACTGTCGCTCCCTACCTGCCCACGCCGGTCTTCACCGGGTCGCTGGTGCCCTTCGGGACGAAGGTGACCACGTCGATCGATGGCGGCTCAACCACGCAGCGGGCGCTGGGGGGTGAGATCGTCCTCGATACCGGCCTGGGGCTCCTCAACGAGGAGGAGGGGTCGGATTGCCCGACCGAAGTAATCAACACGGGCAAGTGGAAGGTATCGGGCAATATGAAGATCGTCTGCCGCAAGTCCGACGTGAACCTGTTCAGCCAGTCGCGGCGCCAGGTGCAGAAGGATGTGCGCTGGACGTTCGGGACGGCCTCTGGATACAAAATGCAGATCGACGCCGACCAGGTCGAGTTCGATCCGGTAGCCAAGGACATCCCCGATTCCGGGATGGTGACGGTCACCATGCCCTTCGAGGCGTTGGGATCGACTGGCGAAGACAACCTGTCGGCCACGCTTATCTGAAAGAAAAACCCTTTTTGGCTGGGCGGCGCAGTTCACGGGGTGTCTGCATTCCCGGGCGTGGCCCGGGGTCGCCCAGCTAATACACCCCGTAGCAGGAGATTCGCAGAATGGATTTTGGAACCGGTGGCGTAGAAAGCTGGAACGTCTTTGTCCCCGAGTATGGAGGCAATAGAGAACTGCCCCCTGATCAACGGCTCTCCCTGGAGATCCGTTTTTTGCGTTCGATCGATCAGATGGCTTTTGCCCAGCAGACGGAGGACGGCCTTTTCCGTTGGCGCAAAGAGCATCTCAAGGAATGGCTCGAAAAGGACGAGTACAAGGATCGCATTCTTGCCCTGGGCCCGGATTTTCTGGGGACGATGAAACTGCTGGCCGAGCATACCCGGGCCTGGCAGAACTTCTTTTTTGACGGCGTCGAGGTGACGGATCCGATCGAGCTGTTTATCCGTCTACCCCTACCCAAGCGGGAGAGCCTGCTCGTACAGCTGCTCACCCTGGCCGAGACGATCAACGACCAGGAATTCCGCGACGCCGATCATGCCTGGGCGTGGGCCGAAAAGCTCCAGGAGCAGACGCGGGAGATCATCAACCAGGAGGGCCAGGGTAAAGGGTTGATCGAGGAGGTGCGCGGTGCCATCGAGGCGACGGCCGGCCTAACCGGAGACGCGCTAAAAAACTTGATCTGCTCGTTCGCTGGGAGCTTCTCGGAGACCAGTACGATCCCCAAGGACGAGCCAACTGCCCTCGATGTACCGGAGGATGCGACCCCGCCGGCGTCTGCGGACATCTCTCCGGCGAAGGAAACGACCGTATAATCGAGCTGGGCGAAGATATCCATTTTGGATGTCCCGCCCTGGAGATCACCCCGCAGAGCCGTCAACTCTATCAGCTCTATCGATTGCTCTGGAGGGATAGCAACGCCACCCTGGCCGAACGCGCCCATCTTTCCATTTACTACCTAACCGCCTTTCAGCACCTCGAGCGTATCGAGCCGATCGTGAAGGAACAAGCCCAGAAAAGAGCGGGAAATGGCCAAGAGTAGACAAGATCTCGACATCCTGATCAATGCCAAGGATAACGCATCCAAAGTTATCGGGGGCTTGAAAAAGGAAACGTCTGGTTTCGGGACGGCCACCAAGGCGGCTATGGGCGTAGCGGCTGCCGGCGCCGTCGCCCTGGGTGCCGTGCTGGTCAAGAGCATCGGCGTGGCGGCCAACTTTCAGCAAAAGATGGCCGGCGTGGCAGCCGTCACCGGAGCGACCGGAGAAGATTTCGACAAGCTGACCGCCCTGGCCAAAGAGATGGGCTCGACGACCAAGTTTTCCGCATCGGATGCCGCCGAGGGTATCGAGTTTTTGGGTATGGCCGGCTTCGAGACCGACGAGATCATGTCGGCGCTGCCCAAGACGTTGGCGCTGGCAGCTGCCGGCAACCTCGAGCTGGGGGCCGCGGCCGACATCGCCTCCAATGTCCTATCGGGTATGCGTCTACCGGTGGAGGAATTGGGGGGCGTCGTCGATGGGTTGGCCGTCACCGCAGCCAGCAGTAACACCAACGTGGCGCAGTTGGGCGAAGGGTTCAAGCAGGTGGCACCCGGGGCAGCCGCTGCGGGGCTGTCGTTCGAGCAGACGGCCGCCTCCCTGGGCGTGCTGGCCGACAATGGGATCCAGGCCGGCGCCGGCGGGACGGCTCTCAATGCGGCGCTGCGGACGATGCTGCGCAACTCGATCGACACGGGGGGCGGCCTGACCGATGCGCAGAAGAAAATGAAAGCGATGGGGCTTGAGTTCGTCGACTCGGCTGGCAAGGTGCGACCGATGACGGACATCGTCGCTGACCTGGAAGAGGCCAACCTGTCGGCCACCGATGCGCTGGTCATCTTCGGCGAAGAGGGCGGTCGAGCTATCAACGCTCTCGTGGGTAGCGGCTCGGAGCGTTTGAAAGAGCTGACGGGCAAGATCGACGATGGCGAAGGGGCGGCCAAGAAGATGGCCGACACGATGTCCAACACGTTCCAGGGGGCGATGACCTCCCTGGGATCGGCCACCGAGGGGTTGATGATCACCCTCGGGGAGCGGTTCCTGCCCATCCTGGCCGACCTGCTCAATACCTATGTGATCCCGGCGGTGCGGAAGTTTAACGAGTGGATGGAGGCGGTGGGCAGCCTGGGGGGGGCGTTCACGACCGCCCTCGAGGTGGTCAAGGGATTCGGTACCTCAGTCCTCAAGATCGTCGAGAACTTTGCCTTTAACGAGGTTTTTCGACGCAAGTTCCTCGATTCTCTGGGCAGTATGATCGGCGCCGGCGGCCGACTGTTTACCAACTACGTGAAAAACCTGGGCGAAATTATGACGGCCGGCGCCAAGGTTCTCTTTGAACCCATCAAATTTGCTTTCTCGATCATCTGGGAACCCATCAAGCGGGTGGCCACCCGGGGTATCAATGGGATGGCCGGTGCGGTCGTCAAGGGCGTCAATGGGATCATACAGCAGATCAATAAGGTGGCCGGTGCCCTGGGGCTGGAGATCGACCTGATCGACTGGTCACCCATCGCAGAGGACGCACCGGAGAGCGTCGAGGATCGATGGTTCGAGGCTAAGCGCAACATGGCCACCCATTTCGACGCGATGACCAAGGCCGCCGAAGGGATGGCGACGGACATAAAGAAAGATGCGACCGAGATGGGGGAGGCCATCGGAGAGACCTGGGAGGCGGTCGAGCCCCTCGTCGATGACAGCGTCAAAGAGATCGTTGGCAACTTCGCCGATGCCGCGGACGACATCGTCGACAAGGCCGGCAAGAGCGGCGAAGAGGCCGGCACCGACCTAGTTGTCGAGACGGCCAAAGCGGTCAAGAAAGAGGCACCCCAGCTCGAGACGGCTGGTGAGGAGGCGGGGGAGCAGATCTTGACCGGGCTCAACGACAAGCTCTCCGGGGCCGATGGGATCGGTGGCGTGCTGGTCGGTGGACTGACCAGCGTACTAGAGGGCGGATCGTTCAAGTCGGCGGCCAAGGGGATAGCCGAGGGGATCGGCGGCCTGATCGGTGGCCCTCTGGGATCGCTGGTCGGCAAAGGGTTATCGGGTGCCGTCTCATCCATTTCGAGTATCCTGGGCGGAAAGGGCAAAGCGGAGAAGCGTCTTGAGGCCGTCGCAGGGCTGCAGGAGGCCATCGGCCGCGGTGACATCAGCTCGTTTACTGGGGGGGGCGCCCTGGGAGCTACCCTGACCAATGCTGGATCGGCCAAGCTGACGCTCGATGCTTTTATGTCTGTGTTCGATCTGGAGGCGGCCGACGCTGCTGGCCTGATCAAGCTGCTTTCCGACCCGGCTGGACTGTCGGGACAGGGGTCGACGGTCAATCGTTTCAATGAACTGCTGGGGGCGTCTGAGAATTTCGGATTGTTCAATTTCGCCTCCGGCCTGGTCCGGTCGGCAGCAGAGGCAAAGAAAGCCGCGAACCTGACCTTTACAGAGGCCTCCACCCTGTTCGAGCAGACCGGGGAGGTATCCGAGGGATTCCGCGTCGAGTCGAACGCCTTCACCGGTGCGCAATGGTTGGTCCGGGCGGCCCGGGGGTTCAATGGGATGGTGACCAAGCCCACCATGTTCCTGGCAGGAGAGGCCGGCCCCGAGCAGGTGACGGTCACCCCGGAGGGCGGCAGCTCCGGAGGGGCGGTGATCCATATCACGATGCACAATAATTTCCTCGATGTCCGGGGCGTGCCCGGGGCCATGCAGATGCTGGGACCGGAGATCGTCCGTTACCTCGATCAGCAGGGGATCCGCGGTTCTAAAGTGATGACGACCGGCGGCATCGTGCAGGAAAGGGCAGCCTGATGGGTGTACGCATACTATATAATTCCGATACGTGGGACGCCGGGACGATCACCAGCTCGAGCGAGACGGGCGACCTGGTCGACGACAATGTGGTCAATGACCTGGTGGCCAAGCCCTGGAGGGCGACCGGCGACGCGGCCGAGTGGATCAAGTTCGATCTGGGAGGCGCTACCGACATAACCTGTATCGGTCTCTTTGGTGGCAACTGGACATCGGCGGCCACGATCACCCTGGAGGGCCATGCCACCGACTCGTTCGGATCCCCCACCTACTCGCAGGTCTTGACCGTCGAGACCGACGAGGACTCTGTCGTTATGGGGAACATCGTCCTCTTTCTTTCGGAGCAGTTCCGCTGGTGGCGTATCACCTTCGCCGATGGCGCGAACCCCGACGGGTACATCGAGGTGGGTCGGATCAAGGCCGGTGAATTCTACGAGCCGGCTCGGTCGTATTCGGAGGGCTGGAACTTCATACCGGTCGATCCCTCGGAGGGTGACGAAAAGCCGGGCGTCGTCGCTATCTGGCGGACCCGTGCGCAGTTCCGGCAGGTGGCCGTCCGCTTTCGGTTTATGACCGAGACCCAGTTCAAGAAGTTCTGGACAATCTACCGTAAGGTGGGCCGGCGCGTGCCGATCATCCTGGCCCTCAAGCCGACGGCCGAGCCCACCCTCTATTCTATCTATTGCACATTCCGCGGTCAGTTACCCCTTGCCAACCAGCTCGTCGATTGGTACCAAGCAACCCACCTGGTCTTTGAGGAAAAGGTCGAATAGATGGCCCTCGATACAACCTCTGTTGCGCAGGAGTGGATCCAACTGCTCGAGGTGGCCGACGTGACGATCGACGGCACGCCCTCGCAGACGTGGCGTATCTCCGACCGCAACATCGCTCTCTCTGATGACACGTTCTACCGTCACCGTCTGCGGCAGGTGCCCCCGATCACCCTATCGGCCGGCCGGCTGATCCAACCCCGCCTTGTATCGCCTGATATCACCCTGGTGATCGACGACTCGGACGATGCGGTGCGGACGATCATCGATGCCAACAACGGCCTGGCCGGCAAAGTGTTCACCCTCAAGCTGGGACAGGGCAAGACGGCCGGCGATTATCAGACCCGTTTTACCGGGACGGTGCAGTTTCCCGGTGGGATACAGTGGGGCGATCAGACGGTGATCATCCGGCTCGACAATGCCCTCGAGACCGACAGTGTCACGATGCCCCCCAACAAGTTTTTTACGTCTGATTACCCGGACGTGGAGGCGAAAAGTGAGTTTCTCCCGTTCCCTGTCGTCTATGGGGATTTCCGCACGACGGCCGGCAATGGCGAGACCGTCCCGTGCTTTATGATCGAAGAGGTGGCGACCCGTCAATACAAATTCAAAATTGCCGATCATCAGATCCTCGAGATCGAGGCCGTCTATAGGAACGGCGTGGATATCACCGGGGAGATTCTCAGCTCGTCGACCGCCCTGGCAGAGTTTACCTGGGGCGCTCCCGTGGACGATGACTATGATCCGGACGTCGACGGGATCTCCGCGAACATCAACGGCAAGCTGGCGAGCACGTTCGTGGCCGGTCGCTATGGCACCCCGGCCGTCGTGGCCCGAGATATCATCGTTTCGTATATGGGGCGGACCAATTCTGATATTGACCTGCTCGCCTTTACCGAGTGGGACTGGTCGACCGGCCCCGATGAGATGGTGCGTCGGTGGATCGGCACAGAGGCGGCGGCCAGCACGTACCTTGCCGAGCTGATGGACGAGGCGTTCTGGGATCTATTGATCGATGCCGACGGCGTCTATACCGTCAAGCCCCGTTGGGCGACCGGCGCAGCGGACGACATCACCTTCCGGGAGGCCGACATCGCCATCCAACCCAACGGCTCCCGGGATTTCCATGTCGAGCGCGATCCAGAGCGCACCTTTGCCAATCAGGTCGTCGCCGATCACCTGAGACGCCCTGGCCTATGGGATGGGGCGGTGCTGTCGACGGAGGCGATCTGGGCGGCCACGTTGACGCTGGATGACACCGATTCACAAACGGCCGTCGGGCAGACGCGGCGCTATCGTCTCAAGCTCAGCTGGGTCTTTTCGACCAGTGGGGCGACCGATCGCGCTCAACGTCACCTGATGGCTTTTGCCCAAGAGGTCGAGATGCTCAACACGACCCTGGGGCCGGGCGCTGTTACGCTGTTTCCCGGGGATCAGTTCCAGTTGATCTATTCCAAGTACGAGATCCTGTCGACCCTGGGGACGCCGTTTATGGTCCGGGACGTAGCCCCTCATATCGAGACGATGTTGACGCAGGTCAGAGCCTGGAACCTGGACGACTTTTCTGCCAAGCGCTACCAGGCCGATGGATCCGCCTCCTGGACGGGAGGCGCTACCGCATACGCTAAAGAGGTGGACGGTTTCTATGCAGACGCCAACGGAGAAGCAGACCCCGGAGATGCTACCAGCGGAGGTCAAGTCTATTTCTGAGATCCGGCCGTCCTTGCCCGAGGGGTGGGCCGAGCTGTCAGAAGAGGACCAGCAGCAGGCGGTCGATCAGGCACGCAACCTGCTGAAGATACGGCGCAACTTAATCGAGTTGACGGCGGGCCAACGGACGGCACGGGGGTTGATACAGCAGGCCGAGGCCAATGCTGAGCAGGTGTACGAGCACATCGTCGAGGGGCAGAAAGAGGGCAAGGGACACCTACCGGCGCACCGCATCAAGCACCTGGAGGGCCGGCTAAAAGTGTACCATGCAGAGGTAGAAAAGCAGTCCGAGTATATTGATCAGTATAGCATAGAGATTGATCTCTATCGGGTCATACTGTCAAATATGGAGCCGAAATAATGGTCGATTTTACTGATGGCATAGACGTGGTGGTCGGCGGAGCGATCCTGGCCAGTCATACCGACAACCTGGCAGACAATACGGAGTTTAACCGCAGCTGGGGCGACGTCGAACACAACTATGATATCTCGACGGCCGACGGATCCCACAAGGATATAACGTTTGGCGCTGATTCGACGTACGACATCGCGGAGACGGCTGTCCGGCCTGCTGTCGTCTATAGTGATAAGTTTGATGTGTTGGCCGGCGGGGAGGTATCACTCGATGGCGGCAACGGGACGTATATCAAAGAGATTACCGACGATGTAATCGTGCTGGGGATAGACAGCGTCAATCAGACCTATTTTGACGACGACAAGCTCAACGCGGCCTGGGATCTGGACACCGACGACGGCACGCTGCGCGTCAACTGGACGGGCTACCAGGGCGGGACGACCCGGTACCGGGATATCGTCGTCTATACGGGGAAAAGCGTGCCTATGACCTGGTGGGATGGGTCGGCGAACATCACTTATTATTATTCCGATCTCAACCTGGCCGAGTCGTTGACGGTGGCGCAAAACAAGGCCATCTATTTAGACACGGATAAGGATACTTATTTTCTCGCCCCCACCGATGATCGTATCGACTACTATGTTGCCGGGCAACAAAAGCTGATCATCGGCTCTACTTACGTCCAGGTGATCAATGCAGAGTTGCAGCTGACCGGGGGCGACATCATCCTCGACGTCGATGGAGATAGCAAGCTCGACAATGTGTCCGACGATATCCTGGCCGTCGTTATGGGAGCCGGCGAGGTGGGGCGGTGGGACGCCAGCGGATACAACGGCGTCCTCGGCGCGACGACACCCGCAGCGGCGACGGTGACGACGCTGAATACCAGCGACGACGTTCAGATCGGCGCGGCGAATGGAACCTTTAAGCTTAATGTAAACACCGATGTTACAGTTGAAGGTTCGGTGCAGTTTGAAGGCTTTGGCGTTAGTGCGGCAGGACCAGAGATGTATTTCAATAAAACCCGTGGCGCGACGGCTGGATCGCATACTATTGTTGCCGATGATGATGAGTTAGGGCAAATCAGTTTTTATGGATCGGATGGAAGTGCCTTCCGCGAGGGAGCGCGGCTAACGGTAGAGGTAGATGGAACGCCCGGTGCAAGTGATATGCCGAGTAGATTTAGTATCTGGACTACCGCAGATGGGGCGGCAAGTCCTACGCGAAGAGTGACAGTTCTTCAGGACGGCAACGTGGGGATCGGAGTGTTTGCTTTCGGCACCAACGCAACGAACGTTCTCGGGATTACTGCCGATGGGACTATCCCGTCCTCTTCGCCAGCGGGTATGATCCAGATTTATGGTGATGATAGTTCGGGCGGCGCAGCCAATGCAACATTGGCGATACGGACGGAAGAAGCGGTAGCATCGGAGGTATTAGCTTGCGACTCGACGCTTAACATTTGGGTAAACGGGACCGAATATCACCTTCTAATGCGGGC